GATTTGCAACAATAGAATCAGCACAGATTCCACGTTCGTCTTTTGACCGTTCCCACGGAATTAAGACCACCTTTGATGGGGGCTATTTAGTCCCCATTCTTTTAGATGAAGTCGTACCATCGGATTCGTTTAGCTGTCGCATGACAGCCTTTGCTAGGTTGGCAACACCGATAAAGCCGGTCATGGATAACATGTACCTGGACACATTCTTTTTCTTCGTTCCCACCCGGTTGGTCTATGACAACTGGGTAAAACTAATGGGCGAAAGAACAGACCCGGCAGATTCAATCGACTTCACAGTACCCAAATTAAATGGATTCGCAAAAACCAGTCAGACTTTGTTTGACTATATGGGAATACCATACAGAGACATTTCCACCGGAATAGTAAGCGCCTTACCCTTTAGAGCTTACAATCTTATTTGGAATACTTGGTTTAGAGACCAGAACCTACAAGATTCTGTAGCGGTAGATACGGATAATTTCAACGATCCGTCTACTGATTACGTTTTGCTAAGACGCGGAAAGCGTCATGACTATTTCACCTCGTCCCTTCCCTGGCCTCAGAAAGGCGACCCGGTTAGTCTCCCCTTAGGCGACTTGGCACCGATTGTCGGTATAGGCGTAGCGACAGCTGAGGCCGGGATAGGGGCACCGACCGCCACAGAGACCGGCGGCGGCACAGATACATATACCAACTTTTGGGATTCAGCAGACGCTTCTAATCCGTTTCTCCTGAAGGGAGACGGATCCGGCAATCCTTTAGCTTATGCAGATTTAAGCGATGCCACCGCGTCAACAATTAATGAACTACGCGAAGCGTTCCAGATTCAGAGGCTTCTTGAGAGAGATGCCCGCGGGGGTACAAGGTATACAGAGATCGTCAGAT